TGGCAACTTAGCCCTGCTGGTATAATCGCATACATGAACGGTATTTCCGAACTAAAGGCGACAATCGCAAAGTGTGAAGCGGCTCTTTGATTTCGATAGCGATTTTTTGAAGGGGTTTCTTTTTCGATAACTCTACGACTAAATCGCATTTTATCGCACTGGCACCCGACTAAATTCTGCGAACGATTTCGGTTTTTAGTCCCGACTAAAAAACGGTGTGCAATTTCTCACTTAGTACCAAAGTTGGTACTTGGTACCAATGTTGGTACTTGGTATCACCGGCGGTACTCGGTTCCACAATTACACCGAAGGGTGGTATCAAATTGATACCATAACAAGAACCATTCATGTTGGGGTGGCCAAATAGGGGTCATCGGTCACGCAGTACAGCGTTTAGACAGGGAGAATGACAGATTCATGTTCAAACATGAATCAAAACCCCCAAATTAGCCCGTTTAGGGCGATTGTCGGGCCGGTGCCGAGCCGACCGACGGAAATCAAAAAGGCCGAATTTAGCCGAATTTCAAGGGTTAGTCGGCGTTGCCTTTATGGGTAGAGGCTGACTGGCCTAAGATACAGGAGGGCAACCAAATGCAACCAAGCGAAGAAACAAACACGCAAGGACAACCAGCAAGCACGATGAAGCAGTTCATCAACGGAACCGAGAACCCCCATGAGGTTATCATGGCCACATTGGTGGAGGCTGTGTCAAAGCACAGCAACGCCAACAGGGCAATGACTCGGAAGGTCAACAAGTACCAAGCAAAGGACACCGTACCAGCAAAGGTACTCAAGGCACTGAACGATGAAATGGGCATCAAGAACCCAAGTATGGCGGCCATCAAGTCCGCCGGATTCCGACCGGTCAAGACCATCCGACCAAACCAGCAACCACGAACCTACGACCTCGGTGAACTCGACGCCACAGACTTGGTTCTCAAGCCAGCAGTACGCCGAGCATTGGCCGCTTTGGTCAGCCTCAAGGCCTACCAAGAAGCCAACCGCCAAGCCGTTGAAGAGAGTGGACAGGACAGCATTGAAGTCGAACTCGACCTCATGACCACCACCCCCGAAATGCTCCAAGCATTCGGCCTCATGGAAGGCGACCGAGTACGATATGTGCCAGTCGATTCGGCGGCATTGATTCGTGACGGAATGAACACCTTGAAGCAGATTCAAGACAGCACCAAGCCGGACCTTGCCCTTGACACTCGCAACCGTGTTGAAGGCTCCACTGTCCACCAATACGCCCTTCAAGGCGATGGCGTGGATTGCCTCAAGGCTCACCTTGCCATCAACACCTCTACGGTGCTTGATTGGACCAACAACGGCCACGCCGCTCAACGGTATTGCAAGGTGTGCCAAAAGGCATGGGGACACCAGCAGGTCAGCCGTGGCAACTGTTGCCCGAACTGTGCCAACCCCAAGCGCAACCTCGACCCGAACAGCGTCACCTTGCACCTTCCAGTGCTGAACAAGACGCAGGGCGGCCTCAAGGTGTACGGCGGCCACCGAGTTCACTTCAAGTCGTGCCGCATCACCAAGCAACTGTTCAACCGTGTTGTGATGGCTCACCGTGGCCAAATCACCACCGCTCAATTGATGGCCGACATGCTGGCAAAAGACGGCGATGCAAGCCGATTCAGCACCCGCATTCAAGGCGGTAAGTGGTCAAAGATGGACTACGATGTAGTGCCATGCTCCTTTGAGGTGGCCATTGACGGCCAACAGGTGACCCTGCTCGGCATCGCTCTTGAGCGACGCTTCAAGGCTTGAACTGACAGACGAAAAACGACACACTGCGGAGGTATTGACAAGCAAACGAAACGACAACAGCGACCGGTTCTCATCCCGTGCCGGTCGTGGAGCAGTCCAGCGGGATGATTTTTTTCGTTCTATTCGATGCACTGCGAGCCTGTTGAGCAGGTGCCGCCACCGACCGGCCCAAACGCCGAACCAAAAAAACGCCATAGACCCCCCTACAAGCGACGCCTTTCCCTGCGGTGGTACCCATGCCGCCCAGCACCCACGAACGGCCCGTAGAGGCCATGTATGACACCAAGAAACGGCATTCATGGGTTCGGGGTGGGGTCGATTCTGCGGCGTCTTGACTCCAAAAATCGCCGCCCGCCACCCCCACAGCGTTGCTTAGTACCCCGAAAATTCCGCAGTAAAATTTTTCAAAACCTTCTTTATAAACGCCTACTGACGGCTCGGAAAATACCGCCACGACCACGGCTTTTTGACTTGCCACCTTGCCATGCGCCTTTACCCATAGACCGGCCAGCAAATGGAACGGTATCGGATTTAAACGAGAATTGGTCGATAGCGTGTGCCAAAGCCATTACCAAGTCGTTGTGTTTGCCGGTATCAACAATGTCGCCGGACTTCCAAGCATGTGACTCTAATTCTTCTAACATTTCATTGACGACTCGCCTTGTTGAATCGTCGCCATAAGGGAATTGAATCTTGCCTCGTTCAAACCACACTCTTAATCGGTTTAGCAATCCCTGCTTCAAGCCTTTGTTGCTAACCTTTGACTCTCGATACTCAACACCGATACCCTTAGCCTCTAACAAGGACTTGAACAATCGCTGAAACCCTACATCTTCTGCCGCAAGAGGTGCGCTGTACTTTTTACACCACTCACCAATCATGTCAGCCTGTCTGTCGGGGGAGAAGTCGTTCCTTCTCCAAATGTTTGCTACACACAAAGAGCCATCGGATTCTTGGCGAACCAGTACCATTACAGAATAGTCTTTCCCTAATCCTTGTGACGGGTCAAAACCAACAACATACTTGCACCCACCACGCTTTTCACTGTCAAACACCTGCTCTAAGTCCATATTGGCTCGTGTAAATTTACGAGGGTACACAGCCGCCTCATCATCAATGACTTTGCATAGAAATTCTTGTGCAAATTCTAACTCGCCTGTCACCTTTTTCTGCTCAAGCAAAAAGTCCAACGGTCGGAACTCCGGCCAAAGGGCTTCTAACTTTTCCGGTTCATGTTTCTTTTCATCCCAATTGGGAATAGCAGACCAAACACCAGTCTTCCATTGGTCATTGTCAAGCATTTCAGTGTGGTACAAATCAGCCATGCTCATCGGCGTACCAACACAATATAGGAATGCACCGGGGTCGAGCATCGGCATGACAACCTTTCGTAGCCAATGCCTTAACTGCTCATTGTTAAGTTCTTTTTTAGCATCGAGCAACACATCGTCAAGTGCTACGACAGCAGGGTGGTCACCACGAATAGCACTGCCAACAGAAGAGCATCGAATGACTGCGCCATTGTTAAGCCATAGTTCCTTTTTACCACCCTTCTTAGGGTCAATGTATCGAGCCAGTTCTTTATGGCTTGTCAAATCCTTTCGGATTTCTGCTAATCGTCGTACTGCCGTATCTTGACTCGCAGAAAACAACCAAATGTCCATAGGCTTTCCGTTGAACTTTTGAAAAAGACACATGTGCAATAACTTTACACCAAGCGTCGTACTCTTCGAGTGACTTCTCGGAGCAATAATACAAACACGGTGAACATGCGCTCCCTTCCTGTCACTGTAAATATCCATCCATTCCCCAATGTGAGTACCCCAAGCATACCCAAGCCATCGGTAAAAGTATGATACATCATTTCTTGCTCGTTCAAAAGCCAACGCTGATTTAATTCTTGACATTAGGCATCACATACATTCTTATCGGCAATTTCCAAAAAATATCAATCTTCAAAGTCATAAGTTCACCACGGTCGCAAAGCGCGTAAGCCACAATACGGACAGATTCTCGTAAAAGCCTTTGCTTGAGAAAGGTACTTACTTTCCCAACCGCAAGCCGTACAGACAACATGTTCACGCTTCATCACGAACCACCCTTAAGCAACCGCAGTACACCATTTTCTTCTCGTCTTTACACCATTTTTTGTGTGAAGTATAACGGGAATGGCAACGGTGACCGCAATTTTGACATTCTCTTAATTTTTTTACTTGTGGGTTAGTCAATGTTGACCCTCCACAGGAGCAAATAGTGTTCCGACAAGACCTTTTTCTTTGTCAAGTATGTGCGCTGACAATCCGGCAATGCTTGTCGTATAACCTTGTCGAGCGTGGTATCTGTCATGTCCAGCAAGTGAAGGTAATTGAATAATCAAACAGCCGCCCTTTTCAACAACCTGTCTGTGGTGCAAGTGACCGTGGAACCAAGTGTGGTGTTCACAGGCACCCCAAAGTTCTCTCTTCTCATTGCTCATCAATTCGACAAGGTTCTTTGCCCCATCTCCATGAATAAAGCCCATCAAATTGTTACCATACTGGACATACTGCCGAGTGGAAGGGCTAACAATGATTTCACAGTCTTCCACGGTTTCGTATGCGGCACTTAGGTACATCATCAAAGCAATTGCTGACATTCTATCGTGATTACCCGGCATAAACACTACTTCGACAGGAGCAACCTGTCTAAGCAATTCAATGTGTTCTCTTGCCATTTGGCAACCGGTCATTAGTATTTCGGCAGGGCTTCCACACATGTCTTGTGGCGTACCCTTTGTTGTTGTACCGGCATCAGTATCAACATGGAACCAATCGCTACCAGTAGCCAAGATAATCTTTTCCGGTCGAGAAGGAAGGCGACAAATCAATTCTTGCGTCTTTTCCATCAATCGAGTTCTTGCCTCATCGAAATTGTAGGTTTCTCCAACCTCGTCAACCCAGCCATACTTGCCCCAATGAAAGTCGGTAGGACTGATAACAAGAGCATACTCCAACGAATCTTCAACCATAGCCATTTGTGGTGTGCTTGCAGGTGCTTTAGGGACAATTTGCATGAACTCGTTAAGTATTTTTTCCTCAAACATATTGTACTTTTCAGCAGACTCTTCAATAGCCTTCCACTTTGCCCTCTCGAACTTTTGATGTAACTGATGCTTTCTTTTTGTTACCAAATCGTCAACAAGCATTTCGACCTTTGTGCTTGCCAATTGCTCATCAGTGTATGGTGACATGTCATGTGTCCACCCATGTCGGCGTCGGTACTCATCGAACCATGCACGAGGAATACCAAATTGTCTGCAAATCTCGTTCATTGACGCAGGCTTGCCTACCATATTGCTGTATGCCTCTTTCATTGCTCGGTGTTTGTCACCACTAACGCAAATCATTTGGTCTGCTACTCGCAAAAAGGTATGGTACTCGTCTTCAATAGCATTGTAGTGGTACGATTGCTTTACCGCATCAACGGTTGGTTCAATTTCAGTCATTTCCTCAACCGGCATAGGTGAGTTAAGGTTGTTTTTGTAGCGATAAATGGACATTTCCCAACCCTTTACTGACTTTTTACCATCCAAAGCATTTAATTTTCTTGCTATGGACAGAACAGAACTGTTAGGGTCGTAGTGTTCGGCAATCAAGTCGTTCCCATAGTCCGGCTTCGCTCTCATTACTCTAAGCCATGTGGAAGCCCTTTATGAACATTTATCTTTCTATTGATTTCATCACAACAAAAAGAAATAAACGATACACTGAAAGGCCAAACACCTAATTCTTTTATTACTTCATAGGTGTTTAATGCCCCCCACTGCTTAGATTAAGTTAAGAGGTTAATACTACTTTTTCTTACAGGTCTATGAAACAATAAAAGAATAAACAAAAACCGCAATATAGCGTTCGATTTAATTATTTTTGTTAAAATTGAAAGAATAAACAAAAATAAATCGCTACCTTCATAAAACAACGGTGACCTCGTTGACAACATGGGTATCTTTGATAGGTTTCGACGCAACGCTTCTGCCGCAGAAGAAACGGTCGTACACCGTGTTGGTTCAAACATTTCACTATCAGTAGCCGCAGGTTTGCCAAACATCTTTGAGGAAACCGAGAAATTCCAAAGCGAAACAAATTTCATCAACAAGTTCGACTTGTACGACAACATGGTCAAATTAGACCCCGAACTAAACGGTGCAGTCCGAAGCGTGGCTTTGACTGCTAACAATTACGAGATTGACTACAAAAAAGCCAAGAACAGTGCTATCCGCAACGCAATCATGGAAATGGTTGACCGTGTTGACTTTGACGACTTTCTCATTAACGCACTACGCAACCTACAAGTGTATGGCAACGACATTAACAAGTTAGTAGGTCGTACCGGTGTAGGTATCACCAATATCCAAAGCCTGCCTATTCGCCAAATCACTATCGTTGACAACCGTGGAGCCAACGGACTACCGTTCACCGCTGACCAAAACAGTCCGATTATGACAAACGACTTTTACATCTTGCGAGAACAGGGTATCGACACTATGGTTTTCCCTCGTAGCGAGATTGTTCACTTCCGAACCGACTTCCGTAGCAATTGGTACGAAGACACAAAATTGCGTCAAACCTATGGTGTGTGGGGCCAATCTCGGTTTTCTTCTCTTGAGCAAGTAGTTCGTGTTAAGTACAACACAATGAACAACCGTATTGCCCTTGAAGATGTACTAACAAAGCAATTCATTACGATTGACAAGTCTGCTATTGAACACATCCAAGACCCCGACGAACAACAAGAAAGGCTTGGAATTATCATGGATGAAGTTATCAAATTGTTTGAAGGTCTGCGTGGCGACCAAATGCCAATCCTTCCTTCCTATGTCACACTACACCATGTTGACCTCAAAAACACAATTCCCGACAACAGTGGTTTCCTCGACATGGTTGGTGCTAATGTAGCCGCTGTTCTGCATGTCCCTCGTGTCGCCGCAGGGCAAGAAAAGGGTTCGACCTTTGCCGCTACCTACAACGCAAATATGTGGGCTAATACGGCTATCTCTCGGCTTCAATCTATTGTGAAGCAAGGTATCATGGAATTGTTCTCTAAGCAGTTAGAACTAATGGGTATTAAGCACCAAAAGAAAGACTTGCCGGAATTTAACTTTAAGCCAATAGCAGAAGAATCCCCAATGGACTCTATGAAGAGAGCAGTGCTTGGTTATGATGCTGGCATCCTAACACTTAATCAAACACTCGAACTTATCGGAATGCAACCGGAGTCGGAAGGCACAATCCGAAAGGAAGGTACGAAAGGCAAAACCGGCGAACTTCCAAGAACAAATCAACAGGAGGGTATGAAGGATGAGTAAGAAAAACCCAAATTCATTTAACGACAAAATGGTACAGCGCACTGTACTTCCAGCAATTTACCTATGGCTTCTTGCAAGCGGTGCAGTAGTAGGTATGGGTATTTGGAAACCCGATGTAGTCTTGCAAAACCTTGACGGTTTTATTGCACTTATTGCCATCATTGGTGGCGTTGCAGGCCCAGCCCTTTCAACAGTGTTGCGTATGTGGGAATCCGAACAAACCATCGAAATCGACAACATCCCACAAGAACTAAAGCATGAGCGTGAGCGTGACGGAGAAGAGCATGACCACAAGATGTTCTTGGAAAAGAAAGCCCAAGAGCATGTTCATGCTGTTAAGTTCAAAAGTCTTGAAGAGTGAACCACATGATTGTGGAATGTTTGCTTAGAAAAGAACTGGAAGAAATTTGGCAAGACCTGCCATTCCCAAGCGAAAAGGGCTATCCTCAAATCTTTGACAACATGGACTATTGGGTCTTATTTGTTGACGACGAGCCAGTGGCATACACAGGTTCTCTAATCCTTGAAGACTTTGCTTTTGTTGGAAACACCTATGTTAAAAAGAAATACCGCAAAAATAAGTATCACCCATTCTTACTAAGCGAAAGAAACAATTCCCCTATTCTTTGCGATTTGCCAAAGGTCACGGTATTAAATCCAATAGAGCAAATAAAAATGCAGACTCTTGTTAATACTGTTTTGTCGCTTGGTTATCAAAAAGTCTGCTCGTATTATGATGTACAAGATATAATGTCACTTTCTATGTATGAAGACATTCTAAACGAAACCCAACAAATTTGGCGAATGGATTAAAAGTCACTCCGTATGTCGCAACACTATGCCAACCGTCGAAGATGATGAGCAAATCATTCAAGCCGCAGAATATCAAGGCAAGAAGGTGACGCTTAACAAGCCCTTCCGTACACAAGGCGGACCTAAGAAGTTCGCTGTTTATGTGCAGAACTCAAGTGGCAAAGTCGTTATTGTGCGCTTTGGCGACCCTAACATGGAAATCAAGCGTGACGACCCTAAGCGACGAAAGGCATTCCGTGACCGCCACTCATGCTCCGAAAAGAAAGACCGCACCACACCCGGTTACTGGTCTTGCCGACAATGGTCAACCACAAAAGTTCAAGGAAGTTACGACGAACTATGGGAGCAAAATGAAGGAGAAATTCTTGAGGGTATCGAAGAAGCGGTTGCTTCCGAACCATGTTGCGACTCCTGTGGAGAACACGCAGAAGCAAAGATGATTCGCAAAGATGTGTTTGATAACCCAGCCGAAGCCTCTAAGAGAGCAAAGGAAATGGGATTAGATGGTATTCATTCCCATGAAGAAGATGGTGAAAAAGTATTCATGCCCGGAAAGACCCATGAAGAGTACATGAGTAAAAATAAGGGCAAAGATATTCCTAAGAAAGCATACGACAAAGACGAAGACAAAAAGGCTACGGCTGGGTCATGTCCTATTGGCGAAGAAATGGTGGCTGGGTCATGCCAACCCGTAAATGTCACAATGGAAATTACTGTTGACGAAATAGTTGCTAAAGTCGAAGCATCGACAGGCAAGAACATTCTTGAAATCAAAGGTGTTGCATTCCACGAAGGTTACAACAAGAACCGTTGGGCTATCACAAAGCGTGGTGCCGAAAAGGTACTTGACCAAATGATAGGTGCTGACCTAACTCTTAACCACCCTAAAGCAAAGAGTGTGGGCTTTGAAAGAAATACAGATGGCGGGGTCAACGAAGCAAATGTTGGCAAAGTTATTTCGGCAACAATAAATTATCCCGATAAAGAAAAGTATGAAGTCCGCTATGCCGCTCATGTTTATCGAGAAGAACTGTTTGAGGCTCTTGAGTCCGGACTGTGGCTAAAGCCCGATTACGGTGTTAGCATTGGTGGCTATGGTATTCCTATTGCCGCAAGCGAAACCGGTATGGTATTTGACAATGATTTTACATTTGACCACTTGGCGATAGTTCATAAGCCAGCCTACAACCGAGCAACAATTGAGTCGGTTGAAAAAGTCGAAGAAAACGCAGAAGCAAAACACGGTGGACAACATGGCAAACCCGGAAAGAACGACCCAAGAAAGACTCCCGCTAAACCCGACGAGCGACGCAAGGGGTCTAAGAAAAACCCACCCGGCTCCGCAAAGAAGCCTAACAAGTCAATTACCGTTTCCCCTGCTACTCGAAAAACCTTGCAAAACAAAATGCAAGAACACAACAAGAAAGGAAAAGGTAGTAAAGCATCTATGGGCGCACTTCTCACTGTATTCCGTCGTGGTGCTGGTGCTTTTAGCACAAGCCACGCACCCAATATGTCAAGAAATGGCTGGGGAGTCGCAAGAGTCAACGCCTTCATTTATCTCCTTCGTACCGGAAGACCATCAAATCCCAACTACAAGCAAGACAATGACCTTCTTCCCAAAGGGCATCCTCGTGCTAAGAAAACCGCTTCCACCGAAGAAACCTTGATAAGTCAAACGGCTTCTCGGACAGAATACCGAAAGGGGAATAGCAATATGTCCGAAGAACAAATCGAAGAAACCATTTCCGCAAGTGAAATGGAAGCACTACAAGCAGAACTGGTTCTTGCTCGTGCAGAACTTGAAGAAATGAAGGCTCACGAAGCCTCGCAAGCAGAAGAATCCCGACTTAGCCTCGTTGCCTCCGCAACAGAACTTGGTCTAAAGGGACACGAAGACCTTTCTTCGGACACCCTTAACAACCTCATCGCATCTTGGGAAGCATCCCACCCTGCCGAACCTGTGGTCGAAATGTCCCCAGCAGTTCCAGCATCCGAATCAGCAGTGGCTTCCGAAGAAGTCAAGGCTGAACCCGTTGTCGCCAATTACCTAAACGGTAAGATGGTCGAAACCCCACAAAGTCTTTACGCACAGGCATGGAATGCTTGGGCTTCTGCTTGGAACAAGACACTAAGCGGAAACGAGCGTGGAGATGAGCGCATTAGCGCACCTAACTTTACAGAAATGAAGGAGATGATTTGAATGGTAGCATTTACAAGCAACGACCCCCGCAACGCAACTTTGAAAGACGCAAACACCGTTAGCGGCGTTGGCATCGTTCTCTCAAAAGATGGAACGGCAAACAAGGTTCAATTGGGAGCCGCAACCGATGTACCTTTGGGTGTTTCGGCAGGCGAGTCCAGCCGTGACGCTGAACAAGTTCTCGAAACCACTGGCGCAACCTGCTCCTACTTCCCAATGGGCGGTGTGCAAATGATTGCCGCTCTTGCTGAAACCTACACTACCGGACAATTGGTGTACCTAAAGGGTGCTGGCCGAGTCGGTGGAACCGCAGGCTCCGACAAACTCGTCGGTGTTTATGTTGGCGACGGAGAAGTCGTTGCAACTGCTGGTGATTTAATTCCTGTCAACACAACACAATGTGCTACGGCTTGATAACAAAAAAATAAATGGAAGTGAATAAGATGGCAAACCAATCCCTTGAACAAATTATGAACGCATCAGCCGCCGCCGGACCTTTTGGTACCGGTGACGCTGTTCTCGAACAAACCCTCCGTGATTTCATCCAACTACAAAGCACTCGCATTGCAGTCGGAACACAACTCGTTGGAACCCGAACTGTCCCGTGGCTCGAATTTAAGTGGTACACCGGTGTGCAAGGCACATTCTCGTACCCACTTGACGACGCCGCAACCGTTGACCCTACAAAGATTGGAACTTCCAATTACACTGTGAAATTGCAGAAGGGTCAAGGTCGATGTGTCTTCCTTGACACTGTTCGACTCCGTGGCGAATCCTTTGAGAACATTGACCGACAGCAACTCGCAATCGTTCGTGGTCGAGCCGATGTTATCGACAACAACATTCTCTCCACCCTCCACACTGGTGCTGGACAGACCCAAGCCGCAACCGCAACCTTCGGTAGTGGCTCGGCTGACGAAGAAGGCGACCTCTTGAAGACTATGGATTTGGTCTTTGCAAACGGTCGTGTGTCCGGTGACGAGCCAATGGCTCTTGTCCTCCCTGCTTCGACCCGCAGTGCGCTCTTGAACACCCAACTTTACGGCAATGTCGTGGAGTCCCTTCAAGACCACATGAAGCGAATCGCAAAGATGAGCATTTACTACACCCGTGACTACACCGGTGGAAAGTCCTTGCTCCCAAGCGACGCTACTGGTGCAATCGAAGACGACGCTCTCTTGCTCATTCCGGGCGCAGAAACAGCCGAGTTCTTCACCTACAACGGTGCAGGCTACCAAGAAACCGAACTTACCCGTCTTCCGGGCGTTGGTTTCGACTGGCTCTTGACTGGCTACATGGGAAGCGTTGTTCACCAACACCAAGACGGTGCCGCATCCGGCAAGTCCAACCGAATTGCCAAGATTACCGGCGTCGTTTGAGGTGATTTACTTGGCACAGAACCGTAAATTCCAAGACTTTGTGGAAACAAAGTATCTCGCTGACAACGCTGTCACCGAAGCAAAGGTCGGCGGACTACAAATGCACACGCTTAAGTTCGTGTACGATGGTACAAGCCTAACCACTGGTGCAAAGACATTGACCGACGCAACAGGTGCCGCATTGACGCTACCTGCTGGCGCAATCATCCACTCATACATGATTGACGCAGAAGTACCATTTGGTTCTGCTGGCTCGGCAACAATTGCTCTCGGTATTACCGGAGCCGCTACTGCCCTTTTGGGAGCAACCGCTTTCGATAACGCCGCACTTATCCGAGAAACCTCGCACTTCCGACACCCAAGCGCAGGCTCTCTTGTTCTTGCTGAATCAAGTGTACTATTGACCATTGCTGGTGCCGCTCTTCAATCCGGTCTTGCAAATGTGTACATCAGTTACATGAACACCGTTTGAGGCGTTTAACTTGACTAAAGAATGGACAGAAGCAGACGGTACAGTGTACCGTTTGAATGCCGATGGTAACTACGATGTTATCCCCCCTGCTAAGAAGGCCAAGAAGCCTAAAAAGCAATCCAAGAAAAAGGTGGCTGACGAATGAGTGAGCGCACCAAATTGGCAAAGCAATTAAAGGATTTAGGCATTCCGGTGCCAAAAGATGCAAAGGTCGTTGATATGCGACACCGAGCAGAACACTGGATAAGTGGAAACGGTTGGCTTGTGCGACTTGTTCGCCCAAGCAGTCGAAGACCAAACAGCCCAGCATCCCTTTTACCCGACCGTGAAACATATTGGTTGCCGGACAGTCGCATGGCGCACGAAATTGTTAAGACAAAATTAGTAATGGTTCTCGGAAGATGCGCTCAAGCACCAAAAGGCACCCCTGTTATATCAGTACCGAAAGACTATAACGACAGATGGCCTGTGAGCGGATTAGGTGAAGAAGAATGACCGTCACGACCGACAGCATTCGAGATTTGTTAAACAGACCTCGTGGTCTTAACGAAGGCACAATCACCGAATACATCAGTATGCGTACTGAACAAGTCAACAAATCAGCAAGGAACAATGCGTTTCTTGCAAAAGATTCTGTCAATGTGGTCACAACAGCACAAAAAGAATCAGCCATTAAAGCACTTGTGTGTGCAGATTGCCTACAAGTTATGATTGATACCTTACCTTCCTATGTCAACGAGAGCGAGAGAAAAGAACAAGATATTCGTTTGACCGCCCAATTAAGAGGGTTTATGAAAAGGGGTCAAGACTTGCTCGCTCTTGTTTCGGAAAAAGGTGGAACCGCTATCCAAATAGGCTCTACTAAAACCAAACAAAAGTGAGTATTATGGCAACAATAACATGGATAGGTGGAACTTCCACTGATTCGGGAACAGCGGCCAATTGGTCGCCAACCTCTATCCCCACTGCTGGGGATGTTGCTCTTTTTAATGACTCAAGCCTTGCAGACTGTGCATGGACTTTAACAGGCGGAGTGACTTTAACTGTTGATGAAATTGTGATAGAAGACAATTACGAATTTCAAGTTATTCTTAATGCTCAACCAACAATAAAGGGTATGTATCTTGGAGGAATCCTAAACGCAGGTAGTTCCGGCGTAGTCATATTTGAACAAGGTTCGGCACCAAATTACTTTGGCTCATACAAAGACTACAACGAACGGTTTCTTTTGCTTGGTGACAACGCTTCCTATGTAGGAAATGTGATTTTTTCTTTCGACAGTTCAACATCAACACCCATTACAAAATTTGACGACGGTTCACACCCCATTGTTAGGTTAAACGCTGGAAAATTTGCACCAAATTATGTTACCCCAACCGGAACTTCCGGCAAAGCATCATTTGTTAGCATGGAGATTTCCGCAAGTGCATCTTTTGAACCGGAAGGTGACCTTGTTGATAATGACCGGTTAAAGGTGTTTGATTTTACAGTATTTAATGCCACAGCGATAAATACTGTGAACTTTGGGCTTGCGACAACCGAGTTCACTGCGTCAAGTAGTGGCGTAGTGCTACCTACCCACAACGCAACAGGTTACTCTTCCACATTCCAAGCCTACTATCGAAAAATTGTGCTTAAAGCAGATACTCATGGCGATAAAATTTTACTTGCCGATAACACTTTTATTTCTGTGGAAGAATTTGAAATTCAAGACGGATGTATGCTTGTGGGACCAAAAACTGTGGATGCACAAGGTTCCGACATACGAAGTATTGTTCCCCCCAAAATAAGGGGGTCTTGGTCGTACAGTCAAATTAGTCCCGGTATTTATCGAAGTCCCCGACACGCTTCCGGACCAATTGACCTTATCAACGGAAATGTTCACATTACTGGAAAATTAAATGTCGATGGTTTGATTGACCCAACAGGTTTAGAATTAGACCCCGTTAGTTCAAATCCGGGTGGCGTAGCCGCTAACACGCTTTGGCTTAACAGTGCGGATAGCAACAAATTGTATCTTGGCTCAAGCGAAATCGGTGCGGGTGCGGGTTCTCAAGGCCCAGCAGGGCCGCAGGGTCCAGCCGGAGCAGATGGGGCCGACGGAACCGATGGCACAGACGGGACTGATGGTACAGACGGAGCAGATGG